TACAACTCCGGTAGAGTTAAAAGCTGCACCGGGTGCAAATCAAGTTATTGTAGTTGATAGTGCTTTGTTTTATATAGACTTTGTATCTCCTGCTTTTAATTTAGCATCAGATTTATTCATTAGCTATTCAAGTTCATCTTTACCTCAGTTTAGACCCTTTGCCGCTATTAACAGTACCATTGCAAATAGTTCTGCTGATGTTTATGTAAACCTCTCAAAAGTTGATACAGACAATAATAATAATGGGCAATGTAAAGTTAATGAAGCGTTAAATTTTGGTGGACCGAATACAGCTTCAGGTGGTGGTACAGTAAAAATAAAAATACAATATAGAATAGAAAACTTAAGCTAGTCTATAAATTAAATATAATGGATATAAGAAAAATATCAGTAGGACCTGATTATAAGTCAGGTGCTATGCATTACATAGTAGGTCAAGAAGTATTAGGCGGTAGTTATGTAATTCATTTAATTAAACTTGACTTATCTACAAACTATTATCAAATATATATTTTAAAAGCAGACGAAATAAAATTATGGAAATCTTTTAATTCAGCAATGCCTGTATCCATAGAATTTAATATAAATTTTTAATAAAATGAAATCAAATGCAATCACCTCACAGCTTTATTGTTCAACCTTTAAAAGGAAAACGATACGATAATACTAGACAGTATGGGGATGTAGAATTTATTGTTAGTACCTCTCAAGAAGACCATAAGTTTTCTAATAGAATGGCTACTGTAAAATCTGTACCTTTAAACTATAGTGGACCTATTAAAATCAACGATACTTTATTAGTACATCATAATGTATTTAAATTATATTATGATATGAGAGGAAGAGAACAAAGCGGTAAAAGCTACTTTAAAGAAAATTTATTTTTAGTAGATAATGACCAATTCTTTTTATATAAGTCAGGTGCTCAATGGTGTGCGAATGATAAGTATTGTTTTGTTGAACCTGTTAAATCTAAAGATTACTACTTAGATAAAATAATTAAAAACGAACCGTTAGTAGGAAAGGTTAAATATCCTAATCAAGAATTATTAAATCATGGAGTAAATGAAGGTGATGAAGTTGCTTTTCAACCTGAAAGTGAATATGAGTTTACTGTAGATGGTGTATTGTTATACAGAATAATGTCTAAATTTATAACAGTAAAATTATGAGCAACAAAGAAGTTAAATTAAAAACTATTGAAGCAGCTGAGAAAGCTGTAGAAGAATTAATTAACGTTGCTAAAGAAAAAATTGTTACAGGAACTGAAGATGATTTATCAGCTGATAGATTAAAAAATGCAGCAGCTACAAAAAAATTAGCAATATTTGATGCTTTTGAAATACTTAGTCGTATAGAACTAGAAAAAGAAGCATTAGATATTGAAAGTAAAGGAATTAATAAAACCAATACCAATCAAGGATTTGCAGAACGAAGGTCTAAATAAATTATTTACTACACTTGTAGACATTATCCCTAAGACTGTTTTATCAAATAAAAACAGAGCAAAAACTTGGGATTATGGATTTAATGAAAAGTACGGGATAGTTATTATATCTCGCACAGGTCAGATAGGTGATATAGTACAAATTAATGGTGTTGATATTGCATTACCATTACAGCCTAAAACAATTTACAAAAGAAATAAAGAAAAATTACAACAGTATTGGGAACGATATGAATATCCAAAAGTTTTAAAAAAAATACCTTCTATATTTCAATGGAATGAAATGTCTACTGTTTTTAAAAATCAATGGGTTGATTATATTGAAAATGAATTTGATAATAGAGACGAAGGTTATTGGTTTTATAATAATGGGATTCCTACATATATTACAGGTTCTCATTATATGTATTTGCAATGGACTAAAATTGATATAGGATATCCTGATTTTAGAGAAGCTAATAGATGGTTTTTTATTTATTGGGAAGCTTCAAAAGCAGATATTAGAAGTTTTGGATTATGTTATTTAAAAATTAGACGTTCAGGATTTTCATTTATGGGTTCTTCTGAATGTGTTAATACAGGTACTTTAGCTAAAGATGCTAGAGTGGGTATTTTATCTAAAACAGGTTCTGATGCTAAAAAAATGTTTACTGATAAAGTTGTTCCCATAGGAAGTAATCTTCCTTTCTTTTTTAAACCTATTCAAGATGGTATGGATAAACCTAAAACAGAATTAGCGTTTAGAGTTCCTGCTTCTAAAATAACTAAAAAAAATATGTATCTAGTTGAAAGCGAAGAGCTTGACGGATTAGATACTACTATAGATTGGAAAAATACTGATGACAATTCATATGATGGTGAGAAATTATTATTACTTGTACATGATGAAAGTGGTAAATGGTTAAAACCTAATAATATTTTAAATAATTGGCGAGTAACTAAAACTTGTTTACGATTAGGTTCTAAAATTATTGGCAAATGTATGATGGGTTCAACTTCTAATGCATTATCAAAAGGGGGAGAAAATTTTAAATCTTTATATGAAGATTCTGACCCAACTAAAAGAAATGCCAATGGACAAACTAAGTCAGGACTGTATAATTTATTTATTCCTATGGAATGGAATATGGAAGGATATATTGATAGATACGGAATGCCTGTTTTAGATACACCTAAAACTCCAATACTAGGAATTGATAATCAAATGATTAGAGTTGGTGCTGTTGAGTATTGGCAAAATGAAGTTGATTCATTAAAGTCTGATGCAGATGCATTAAATGAATATTACAGACAATTTCCTAGAACAACGTCTCATGCATTTAGAGATGAAAGCAAACAATCTTTATTTAATTAACAAAGATATATCAACAAATAGATTATAATGATTCTTTAATTATAGAACATCATACTACAAGAGGAAGTTTTTATTGGAAAGATGGTATAAAAGATTCTGTAGTTATGTTTCGACCTGATAGAAATGGAAGATTTGTAGTTGGTTGGACACCAAACAAAGGATTACAAAATAAATTTTATATAAAAAATGGAATTAAATTTCCCGGTAACGAACACATAGGGTCATTTGGATGTGATTCATATGATATATCAGGTGTTGTGGGTGGAGGTGGTTCTAATGGTGCGTTGCATGGAATGACTAAATTTAATATGGATGAAGCTCCGAGCAATGAATTTTTTTTACAATATGTTGCTAGACCGCAGACGGCTGAAATATTTTTTGAAGAAATATTAATGGCATGTGTATTTTTTGGTATGCCTATTTTATGTGAAAATAATAAACCTCGATTATTGTATCATTTTAAAAATCGTGGGTATAGAGGTTTTAGTTTAAATCGTCCTGATAAAGTTTATAATAAATTATCTAAAACTGAAAGGGAACTAGGTGGTATTCCTAATTCTAGTGAGGACGTAAAACAATCTCATGCATCAGCTATAGAATCTTACATTGAAAAACATGTTGGCTTAGACTTAGAAGGAACTTTTAGAAATAGTGACGATATGGGTACAATGCCTTTCATTAGAACTTTAGAAGATTGGGCAAAATTTGATATTTCAAATCGTACTCGTTTTGATGCAACTATAAGTTCGGGTTTAGCTATTATGGCTAATCAGAAACACCTATATTTACCAATCAAAAAAGAGTCAAAAATAAGCATTAACTTTGCAACATACACTAACACAGGAACTTTAAGCAAAATTTTATAAATGAAAGAAATTAATATAGATATAACTGCCGCAGGATTCCCTAGTCAGTTTGTTTCTGACTCTGAAAAAGCTACAATGGAGTTTGGTTTACAGATAGGACAAGCTATTCAGTATGAGTGGTTCAGAAAAGATGGTGTAGGAAGTAGATATTACAGTCAATGGGGAGCATTTAATAGATTGAGATTATATGCAAGAGGTGAACAAAGTATAGGAAAATATAAAAATGAGTTAGCTGTTGATGGTGATTTATCTTATTTAAATTTAGATTGGTCTATAGTTCCTATAATTCCAAAGTTTGTTGACATTGTTGTTAATGGTATGTCTGATAGATTATTTAAAGTTGATTGCTATGCACAAGATGCAATGTCTCAACAAAAAAGAAGTAAATATCAAGACGTAATTCAAGGTCAAATGGCAGCAAAGCCTATACTTCAAGATATTCAAAAGAATTTTGACGTTGACCCTTTTATTACGGATGCTGATAGCTTGCCGGAAAATGACGAAGAGCTTGCATTGTACATGAATTTAAATTACAAACCTGCTTTAGAAATAGCCGAAGAGACAGCAATAAATACATTATTTGATGAAAATCATTATCAAGATATAAGAAAACAAATTGATTATGATATTACAACGATTGGGATTGGAATTGCTAGACATACATTTCAAGAAGGTAATGGAGTTAAAATAGATTATGTTGACCCTGCGAATGTTGTATACAGCTATACAGAAGATAAACATTTTAAAGATTGTTTTTATTGGGGAGAAATTAAAACACTTCCAATAATAGAATTATTAAAAATAGACCCATCTCTTACGCCATCGGATTTAGAAGATATTAGTAAGTATAGTCAATCTTGGTATGATTATTTTAATACAGCACAACATTTCCAAAACAGTATTTTTTATAGAGACACAGCTACTGTAATGTATTTTAATTACAAAACAACTAAAGAGTATGTTTATAAAAAGAAAAAATTAGAAGGTGGTGGTTCTCGTGTTATAGAAAAAGACGACCAATTCAATCCTCCTGAAGATGTAATGGAAGATGGAAACTTTACAACAGTTAGAAAAAGAATTGATGTATGGTATGACGGAGTAATGGTAATGGGAAGTAATTTTATTTTGAAATGGGAACTTGCTAAAAACATGGTAAGACCTAAATCAGCTTCTCAACATGCTATGCCTAATTATGTAGCTGTTGCACCTAGAATGTATAAAGGTAATATAGAATCTTTAACTAGAAGAATGATACCATTTGCAGATTTAATTCAAATTACTCATTTAAAATTACAACAAGTAATATCTAAAGTAGTTCCTGACGGAGTATTTATAGATGCTGATGGATTGAATGAAGTGGATTTAGGAACAGGAGCAGCATATAATCCTGAAGATGCATTAAGATTATATTTTCAAACAGGTAGTGTTATAGGTAGAAGCTATACGCAAGACGGTGAATTTAATAATGCAAGAGTGCCTATTCAGCAATTAACATCTAATAGTGGAGCTAGTAAAACTCAAATGCTACTTACTAATTATAATCATTATATGGATATGATTAGAACAGTAACAGGTTTGAATGAGGCTAGAGATGGTTCTACTCCTGACCCCAACGCTTTAGTTGGTGTACAAAAATTAGCGGCATTAAATAGTAATACAGCTACAAGACATATTTTAGATGCAAGTTTATATATATACAGAACTTTAGCTGAAGCATTATCTTATAGAGTGGCTGATGTATTAGAATATTCTGACTTTAAAGATGAATTTATTAATCAGATAGGAAAATATAATGTTTCTATTTTAGGTGAAATATCAGATTTATATATATATGATTTTGGAATATTTATAGATGTATCTCCTGATGAAGAGCAAAAAAGGATGCTTGAGCAAAACATTCAAATGGCATTATCAAAAGGTGATATTAATCTTGAAGATGCTATTGATATAAGAGGACTGAGAAATATTAAAATGGCTAATCAATTATTAAAATTAAAGCGTAGAAGAAAAGCTGAAGAAGACCAAAAGAAAGAAGCTATGAAACAAGCTATGCAAGCAAAGGTAAATCAACAGTCACAACAAATGGCTGCTCAGATGGCTATGCAAAAAATTCAAATGGAATCTCAAGCTAAATTACAATATAGACAAGCGGATGTTGCATTTGAAATAGAAAAGTTAAAAGTTGAAGCTGAATTAAAATCAGGGTTAATGGATAAAGAATTTGAAATGAACATGCAGTTGAAAGGCGTAGAAAGCGAAGCTTTAGGAGCTAGAGAACAAGAAAGAGAAACTGCTAAAGCAGGCAGGATTAGTCAACAAAATACTCAACAGTCTAATTTAATAAATCAAAAGAAAAATAATTTACCACCGCAATCATTTGAATCTAACGAAGATAGTTTAGATGGATTTGATTTATCAGAATTTGACCCTAGATAAATTAAAAGATAATATGTAACTTTGTATAAATTAAAATAAAATCAAATGAATTTAGAAAATATTAAAGTAAGAGAAGTTTCTGCACCCGAAAAAGGGAAGGCAGTAATTGAACAAGAGCTTTTAGATAATCATAAAGCTAAAGAGAATCAGGAACAAGAGATTGTTGTTGATACACAAGAAATGTCTAAAGAGAAAATAGAAATGACTGATGAGTCAGTTTTAGAATTTTTAGGCAAACGATATAATAAAGAAATTAATTCATTTGATGAGTTAATGCAAGAAAGAGAAGTAACTCCGGAATTACCGGAAGACGTTTCATCTTTCTTAAAATATAAAAAAGAAACAGGCAGAGGAATCAATGACTATGTTAATTTAAACAAAGACTTTGATGAAATGCAGCCTGATAATTTGTTAGCTGAATATTTTTTAGCAACTGAAGAAGCTATAGATTCAGAAGATGTAGATTCGCTTTTAGACTATTACAGATTTGATGAAGATGTAGATGATGAACAGTCGATTAAAAAAAGAAAGCTAGCAAAGAAAAGAGTTATTGTTAAAGCTAAAAGATATTTTAACGAACAAAAAGAACAATACAAGCAACCACTTGAGTCAAGACCGGTTGATGGTTCTAAAAATAGTGAAGAATATCAAAAGTTTGAGCAATATGTTAAGAGTGCAAAAAGTAATGAGGATGTGGCTAGAAAAAATAGCGATTGGTTTTCACAAGAAACTAACAAAGTTTTTTCAAAAGAATTCAAAGGTTTTGAGTTTACGTTAGGCGATAAAAATATTACCTATAGTCCCGGTGATGCATCAGAGTTAAAATCTAAGCAATCAGATGTTATGAATTTCATAAATAAATTTATGGATAAAGAAACAGGTTTGATTGCCGATGCCAAAGGTTACCACAGAGCTTTATCACTTGCTATGAATCCTGAAAAGTATGCTAAGTTCTTTTATGAACAAGGTCAGGCAGATGGTGTTACAGACGTAGTTCGTA